CGAATGAGACTAGTTACCTTACTCTTAAAATTTATGGGTACGGCAAAAAGATAGCCGCTTAAATTTAACAGGGGAGCATTTCGCTCCCCACAACCAATCGGGAGAAACATATATGTTTGATCAAGAAATATTTTTTAAAAATGCGAGGATTTCAGAAATGGAACTCTTCATATCTGACGCTGAGGTTTCACTGTCTCAGCCAGAATATCAATACCTTCCAGTGCAGAAGGCTGAATTGGAGGCTTTAATTCGAATTGCTAAACGCTCATTAAGGGAGAGAAAAAATGTTGGATGATACTAAACCACCTCTAAGTTCTCGCATCAGGTCTATGATACTGGTTTACGATGCCTTCGGGGAAACCTACACCGATGCAGATAAGAAGTTTGCATTAAAAATTATGGCTAACTTACTAAAGGAGGTAGTTGGTGATGATACTGTCTGAACTAAAAGATTGGCTACAGGTTCAAATAGACCGCCATGAAAAAACTCTAGAGGAATCTAGTGACATGCGAATTGTTAAGGATGCGATGGCAAAATTAGTCGCATATAAGAGAACCCTTAACCGAGCCAAGGGAGGTCAATAAATGGAGTTCAGTATGTTAACTTTTATAATCCTTTTGATTATAACCAATCTTTAATTAACAGGGGAGCCTCGCGCTCCCCACAATCGTTTGGAGGTCTAATGGCTACTTGGAGATATAATAATATAAATAAAATACCCCAATGGGCAAAAGAACAGTCGAGCATTCGTGAGGGGATTCCAAATATTATTTGGGTGCATACTATGGAGGGCGAGAAACCTTGCCACTTTGGCGACTATATTCACATGGATTCTCGTGGTCATGTGCATGTATATAAAGAAAATCCAAAGAAAAGTTTGTTTTCTAGAATATTTAATCGATAAAGTACTTGTAATTGCTTGTCTTTACTATTATATATACTTGTATAGCGAATCAGTAGGGAGAAAAAAATGGTATCTTACGCAAAGTTTAATTATAAAACAGCTTCATTAGCTTCAGACTTTGGTTTTGATTTGGCTGTTAAATGGTTTGGGGAAAAAGTAATAAACGAACTTCCTAAATTTAAAAAAGGCAAAAAAGTCGGAAAAACAAAAGGCTCTATAGTTTGGAAGAAAGTATTTAAGGGCGGTTGGGTTAGAACTGGCTCATATGATTTTGAGTCTCAAACTGCTGATGGTTATGTCGAGCAGAGAGTTAATAGAATTATTGGAAAATGTTTATTAATTGAAGCATGGGGTGGTTCACCAGAAATAATAAAAGCTGAAGGTGATCTTGCAGAATATTCAGAAAAAGACATAGCCCATGTTTTATGGATGTAATAATTTTAACAGTAAAGGAAGTAATATGAAATTTGGAATGCAATTCACGAGAGATGAGCTTAATCTAATCTTAAAGGGATTAAGCTCTCTCAGTGAGGCAGAGATGCTTCACGGCAGAATCTCTGCGTTAATTAAAAACGCAGATCATAGAAAAGCAACTGATGATGGGATTTACAAAACTTTCCCAATACATAAATTAAAATGAGTATTAAAACCCCAGAGCATTGCAGTGAATGTCTAGGAGAAGGCTTCATAGAGATTCTAGAGGTTGTCAGGGCTACTGGCGATTACACCTACGCAGAGTTACATCATGTTGGAGATAAAACCTGTGAGCTTTGCGATGGCTCAGGAGAAGCTCCTGTTATTCATTGAGGTAAGCCTTCTATTGAACCTGTCTCTAACTTTATTGATTCTGGAGTGTCTTTTGGTATTCTGTCGTATAAAGCCTTTAATACACCGAAACTACCTTTTGCAACAGGCACACCCATTGCCGCTCCAACGCCAAATTCAACCATTGCCTCTGGGTTACCAACGTCAGGCATTCTATTTAAGATTTCCTTTTGGTATTCTGAACTTCCTTTTTCTATTCCCTCAGATTCCAATCTAGCGTCAAGCTCTTCCCTAATTTCATCTCTGTACTTATTCATTTCTACGCCATACAAATATGCATTTATAGCATTTCCAAGATCTGACGCTATTGGGATTCTGTAGCCAGTTAAATCTTCTGATATTTGTCCACCTACATCTAATTGATATGGATCAAGACTAACATTAAAATTATCTAGGCGAGAATCTCTTTCTTCCACTAACCCCCTTAAAGGATTATCTGAACTTGATGCCCCTGCGGCTGAACCTGCTGGCCTTCTTGATAACATATTTCTTATAATCTGTTGTGGTGTCAGTGCTATTTCTGCCATTAGGTATCTCCTGCCGATAATTCTCTGGCTAGGATCTGTAATGTCTCTTGGAAGCCCTTATCTAGCTCCTTAGCGGCCTTAGCAAACTTTTTAGGGCTTATGTCATCGCTGTCCAAACCTCGCCTCTCTAGGAAGCTCTTAGCCGCTCTAATCTCCGCTTGGGCTACTTTTTTAACTGCCGCTCTTGCCATAATACCTCACCATGCCTTGCACGACCAATATCGTGCTTTTGTTTTAGGGCCAGGGTTATCGCAATTATGTCTTGCCCTGAAATTCTTCCTACGCCCTGCCTGTGTCTTCTTAATCCGCATATTAGGATCTCCGAACGTGACCCTTTTGACTTTATCGCCATCTGAGACATATACAACCGACTTTTTCTTGCCGTAACTTGTCTCACCCTTAGCAATGCGTCTGGGTTTATTTAATTTTACACTCTTACCTTTGTATGTTGCCATTACTCTGGCCTTCCTTTTATTTTAGATAAAGCACCGCCACCCATAAAACTTTTAACCTTATCAATAACATTCTGTCGAGCTAAATTTTCTGCTTCAGGTGAATAAGCTGATGGGTTGTTCATCCAATCTCCTGCAATATAGCTAGAACTAAAGTCATCTGGAGCTTTCACATTACCATACAAAATATTTTTATTGGTTGTCGTTAAAGATAAAACTTCGGGTTTAATTCCAGATACATTAGCAATTACTTCATCTTGACTATCTATTAATTGATTAGCAACCCTCGCAGGATCAGTTATTTTATCATAGCCTTTTATATCATCTACAAAGCCATCGTTTATAATTTTTTTATTTAATCCACTGTCAGGACGCTCTAATGATGGTATGTGGGCAATTATGTTTTCTCTTGGTACATCATAACGAACTAATACTTGCTTATAGCCAAATGGAACTTTTGATCCTTCCATAGAGTTTTGCGAAAAAAACTTAACATTATCCGCAACTTTATTTGGATCTAGTGTTGTGGATATTATTTTTTCAGAATCAATACCTTTTTCTGGGTCGTATTTTACATATCTATATACAGGAATAGTATCGCTATAACCCTTCATATCAAGCGTTTCATTTGTTGCTTTAAGTACGCTTGGATTAGCTTTTAGTTGTGATGCAAGGTCACTCCTAGATATTTTTGTTTGATTTAAAACCCACTTAGCTATTAACTCTTTTAATGGTAAAACTTCAGACAAAGCTCCATATGCAAACTTAATTCCTTTTGCGGCTTCATCGTACTTACCCATTACGCTCTAGCTTTTTTCTTAGCTGTAGCCGACAGGTCTTTCATGTGGACAAGATACTTGCTACTCGCAGTGTGCTTCGCACCAGACATAACTCTGCCTTTTGCATCCTTGTGGGTCGCGCCCTTATGCTCTTTGCCAGTCTTAAAGTAATGTTTTACACCTTTAGCCATTTACTTCTTACCTTTCCAGTTAGTACGTTTTGCACTTGTCTTTCGTTTTGTAGCCGCCTTGCCTGCCTTAGTCTTACACTGCGCCATAGTCGGACGGCAAGCAGGGTAACCTTTTCTCTTGCTAGAAGTTCGTGACTTCCTACCGCAAGGCTTGCCTGTCTTACAGTCTACCCAACCCTTACCGCTGTTCTGGGAGAACCACGTTCTTAAACTATTACTACTTCTTTTTTTTGGCACTTTTCTTACCCCAGTTCTTAGCTCCTACTTTTCTACACTTAACTAAAGCACCTGATCCATATGCACTTGGCCATGTACCACCATTTCTAGTGTAACGTGCTTTTACCTTTTTATAACAGGCATCTCTTTTTGGTTTTTTCTTTTTTACCATTATATGCTTGCCTTTGCTTGTCTAAAATAGTATATTGCGTTCATTATTATGGGAGATAAAAAAATGGATGAACGAAATAAAGAAGCACTTCTAGATGCAATTTGGAAAATAGTTTTAGAGGCTTCAGGTAATGAAGAAATAACTTTAGATCTACAAGTAAAATTAGACACTATAGAAGATATGTTGGATAATGCATTAGGTTTAAATGAAGAGGGAATAAAGCGTTTCATTAGTTACGGCCTTTCAACAACTCAGTAAACCTACTGACTTCATCTACCATTTGTTGATCAACTTTTTGATTTATTGATGGGGTCATTAAAAAAGCTCTTTGTACGTTTGACTTTCCAGTTTCTGCTTTTCTTTTGGCCATGTTTTTAGAAAAATCTCTCCAGATTAATTCTCCTGGTACATCTACAGGCAAAGCTCCTCTGTATTCACCTTCAACTTTAGTATCATATGTTTTATGGCGAGATGGAGAAGTTTTAATAGAATTAAGCGCACCTATAGATCTACCAGTAGCAAAAGATGGCGTTGTTAATAATGCAGGCTCAGTAATAGCAGTTCTTATTACACCAAGGTCAGGAAAACCTATTTCTTTAAAAGAATTTTTATCCATTTGTTGCCAAAGTTCTCGCCTAGCTGTCATAGGCATATTATTTACATATTCACGAACTTTGGGGTTTAATATTCCAACCCAATTAGGGTCAACTTTTTCTTTTATTAAATCATCGTAAGATTTTGCCGCTTTTTTTGTAATTTTGCTTTGCTCTATCATTCCTAATGTTGCGTCTGACATCATTTTAGATGCATCACCAGATTGTCCAGCCATTGATGTATAAACCATCAAAGGATCATCCATTTTTCCCATAGCTCTAGCTTTATTTTGCATAGCATTTTTTTCAGATGCCCAAATTCCTTCACCACTACGCATAAATTGATTACCACCTTGCATATCAACAGGTTGATCAAGCTTTACGCCTGCAATTTCCTCAAGAGTTTTTCCTGCATACGTTCTATCACCATATGCAGGAGTTAATACTCTTCCCTGAAGTTCTGAAATGTCAATTTCTTTACGCGGTATTAAAACGCCTGTATCTGTAGCTTTGTATTCTATATCTTCTACAAAATCAGGAAGTTTAGTTGCACCCATTTCAGCAGGATCTAAATCAGTTTTTGTTGGCTTTTTAAGATTCTTTAAGGCTCCATAACCTTCTCTCTGTCTAATAAACTTTTGAACAATTTCAGATATAAAATCTGAAGCATCTAAACCTAGCTCAACAAGTTTTTTCTTAGACATTAATTTTTACCTTTAAAACCTATCAAAGTTAATTAGTATGTGAGTTTACTTCTTTGCCTCTTCTGAGAGAATCAGGCCAAGTACGGCACAGCCCAAACCGACAAAAACTAGCTCGCCAATTCCTACTATTGTTCCGACAGCAATTACACCAACGCCAATAGCACCCCAAGATGACGGCTCAGATAGTCTGTTCATAATCCATTTCATGTTGTATTCCTTCCTTTTGGTTTATAGCCAGAGGCATATATAGCTTTGCCCTGACGCTCTGCTTGCTTCTTCGTTTTGTAGACCTTACCTGAGTTGCCCCATCGGTAACCGCCCTTAACCTTCTTAACTGGCATTACCCACCAAGAATCTTGTTCATCATTTCATGCACATCGCCACCGCCAAGTTTCATTACCTTGACCTTAACGTCCTTGCCTTCATCCATCATTTCCATGTCTTCCTCTTCATACTCATCATCCTCGTACATGTCGTACTGACTATGGTGACAGAGCAATAGGAAGTTCACAAGCTGATCGTCACTCAGATCTAAACCATCTGCATTGTGAGGGAAGCCCATTTTTTCTTCGAAGAGTTGTGCATTCTCTTCCATGTTCTCTACATTTACTTCAGCCATTTTATTCTCCTTTATCTTCTATTTAACATATCATTAGGTACTTTCATAAGTTCTTCATATTTTCGTCTTTCTTCATCAGGTACTGCCGCGCCTAATCTTCCTGTCAAAGCACCAAGTCTTCCATCCATTTCTTGCTGTTGGAAACGACCTCTTTCCACAGCACCTCTGTCTAAAAGAGCATCAAGTTCTGGGCTATTAACATCCCTACCAGATCTAGCTACTGCTGGTTGCCCCATATCCATATCAATTCTTCTTCTTATCTCATCTCGTCCTTCCGCTGTATCTGGGTATGGCCTATAGTCAGCAGACATGCTTGTTCCTCTGTACATATCAGGATTAGTGCCGCTGTTATTAACCATCTCTCTTAGGTCGTTCCTATCTGGATTAGGCTGTCCAATCGTGGCGTTACCTTCAGAATCGTAACTAATAAAATTTTCACCTGTAATAGCATCTTCACGATCAAACACTTGTCTTAGAGTATCCATAACAGCATTTAGTGCCTCTCTTGGCTTTGCCATAAACAACTCCATAAAACCTGGCTTCTCTTCAGGAGGTAAAGAGTTCATAAACTCTTCGGCCATCATAAACTCTTCGTCAGTCAATGCGCCTGCATTCAGTGCCTCTGCACTTACTTCACGCGGATCTATTGCATTTGCAAATTTATAAACATCATCGCCAGTTCCTTCACGCGGTGCTGAAAGTATTCTATTCTCGTCTGCCATTGTTTTATTCCTTCTATGCTAAATTATATGCCTCAGTTGGCGAGCCTTTTCTCCAGTTAGAACCTTCCTCAGCGTAATAATTACTGGCTGGTGCGTTAAAATACTCACCTGTAGTCGGATTGAAGAAGGGTGTTAAAACCGTAGATCCTGCCATCCCATCACTGTATATGCCTGCTGGTAAAACACTCGCCATGTAGTTTGGCTGACCTGATCCAAACTTACCTCCGTAAGAACTTTGAGCTATAAGAGTTGGATCTCCTGCTAACCATTTTCTATAATTAAACCTATCATATATTGATTGTTCTTCACCACTATCCTCGCCAACTGGAGGCATTACCTGAGGGAAATTTAAGTCAGGATCTGGGTCATCATTTCTAAAATACGTTGAAACTGGTACTCTTTTCCCATATCGATCTGGGTAACCATCTACCATAATAGTTTCCCCAAATCTATTAGCTTCATCAAGAGTGTTCGCATTCATAATTGTTGGACGTAATTGTGGGCGATCAAAAGCACTCAATGCGCCAATATCTGATGTACCCATATTTTTTAGACGCTCTACCGAGCGATCAAACACAGGTGAACCAGCATTTGCTGTAGGACGTTTTTGTGGGTATGGTGATCGAATATCACTTAATGCACTACCTTCTGTACTAGTCGAACTCGTTTCACTAAATGGGTTAGGTGCATTTTCATTAGATGTTGCGAATCTTGTTGATGTTGGCACAGGAAACGCAGACCTTTGTTCTTCTTGACGTAATAGAGCCTGATCATTAGCACTGCCAGGCGCATCGCCCCCAGTTAAAAAACTTGGAATCTTATCGCTAAATCTATCAAGTAACATCAACGCACCTGCACCTGGCACTAACGCACCAGCCACTGCCTTACCTGCTGTCCTCATACCCTTACCAAACATAGTTAAATTAGGATCTGACGCTCTGTTAGGGTCTAACTGCGGAATACCTCTGTATGCCTCTGGAAGTGTCGGGTCATAAATAGCAGGTTGTGCGCCTGAGCCATCGCCTGTCGTTCCAATGCCATACACACGCCCCATAGCATCCGTAGATGTTAATATGTTACCATCACCATCCCTATCTAAAGGATTTCTAGATTTATTTGCAGACCTAATAGCCTCTATCTCCGCAGGTGTTTTGCCTGCAAATTGATTAGATGTTTCTTGATATTTTTCAGTTCTGCTTAAATTCTGAGCGGCCAAAACTGGCGTAACTAACCCTGTCGCAATACCTCTACTGTCTTGTGCGCCTACACCCAACGCACTCTGAACTTCTCGTCCACCCCACAAACCACCGCCACTCGTAATACCGCCAATAGTTCCAACATTATTAGGGTCAGTGCTTATTATGGAATTTCCGCTTTTACTCAGTCTTGCATTTTTAAATATCTGGCCACCAACGCTTAAATCATTGCCAATTTGATTTACATCATCCCGTTTGCCAAGAATATTCTCAGCCTTCATACTGCCATCCGCAAAATTACCTTGACCATACTCAACTCGTTTTGCCACTAAGTTTCCACCTTCATCCCTAGAATGAGAAACAGATGTAGAAGCTCCAGGCGCATTTTCGTTTCTTGAATGCGCTGGGTTATCGCGCTCTCTAAAATGCCTACGAGTTTCAGCCGCTGAAATTCCTGCTTCACTGTGAGATCTTCTTATTTCAGCATCTTCCTGACTTGATCCGCCACCTTGATGTCCACCACCACCACCTTTACCACCAAAACACATAAAACTATCCTCTTCTTACTTGCGGTTGAGCCATAGATGCCATAACGCCTCCTAATGCGCCCTGACCCCTGTCGCCTCTAATCTCAGCGACTTTATTCATTAAATATTGCGTCATTACATCTCCACCTTGCTGTGGAGGCTGACCCTGTTGTGGCATTCCACCTTGTGGAGGCTGACCTTGCTGTACAACTGGGCCAAATGCCTGTGGATTAATCGGTGCTATAGAGGCTAACATATCATATGCCATCGTTCTTCATGGCCTCCATCTGTAGCTCTGCCGCATTCTTCTCTCGCTCTAACTGAATATCAGCCGCGTTCTTCTCACGTTCTAACTGTAATTCAGCCTCTAGCTTCGCTACCTTAGCCTGTAGGTCAGCCTGAGCCTTCATCTGCTCGATTTGCATGTCTTGCTGTGCTTCTGCCTGTTTAATCTGGATATTTGATTGCGCTTTAGCCTGATCCGCTTGTATCTGCGATTGAGTTCTAGCTTTTAATGCCTCAGTCTCTAATTGTGCAAGCTGTTGCGCGTATTGTAGTGGATTACCCTGTTGCTGACCTTGTTGCATAGCCGCCTGTAAAGCAGGAATTGGTTGCATTTGAGGCGATGCCTGTACAACTTGAGCCGCCCTCTGGCTAATCAACCTGTCTAATTCAGGGTTTACATCCTCAAATGTAAAGTCTGGATCTTTAAAGTCAGGCATTGGTGGCATTTCCATGCCAATACCAGCCTCCATTCGAACTCTGTAAAGTAACGCAATATGCTCCGCAATGTGAGCTACCAGTACAGGTTGGATTTGTGCCGCACCTGGATTACCGCCTAAAGATGGATCTTGCATAAACTGTAAGTGAACAGCAATGTGAGAATCATGATCTTGCTCAGGAAACGCACGAATTGGCTTGCCGTACATCACCGACATGTTCTCGTCGATCGGATCCATCTGGACAGCCTCTTCAGGTTTCTTCAAGATCTCGTCAATGTTGGGAACTCGTATCGCCTCATACATCCGCTTATATGCAGTATATAAATCATGGAACTGAGGTGCTGACTGAGCCATC